TACCTATATGTCTATTACTTTACTTAAACTTACATAGGTCATAGATATAAATGTAAAATAAATTCAATAATCAGTTGACGTCCTCAACAAGGTCTATATACTAGTTGCCAACGAAACAAGAAAGACAAGGAAAATAAATGAATACATCACCCTACGACTTATATCTCATAACTAATCGTCTCAGCAGTGGGCGCTATACGTCTATCGAAGCAACCCTTGATAATATGAGTAGTTTAATTGATAAGAATACAATTGATATATCAGTTATCAATCGGTATGAAATATATACTTGTCATCCGAAAACGGGCGAAGGTGGTTGGGAAATCCAGTTTGTAAGGTCAACAGATAATCTAATAAAGCAGTATCCGTTTTTTGACGAGATCATTACTAAAAATGACACTCGTTATGATGTTGATTATTTATGCTACCAAACCGTGCTCAATAACGGGCAGTAGAATCTAAACACATACAATAGGGATAGTAAAAATGCCAATTAATAATAAAAGAAGTGTCGTCAAAACAAGTGATATACGTATACAAGAAAATCTGGAAGCATGGTTTCAAGCTGCAAGTCGTCAGAACATAAAAGACGGTCTAAAATGGTACAAAGACGCGCAATTGCATTGTATAGCCAAAGCTAAAAAGTTTGCGATGAAACCATTTGATTATGCTGAAATAATATCAATAACAAGCGTTAACAATAAATGGCCAACTAATAAAAAAGATACCGAAACGGTGGTAAGCGCATATCAGGCTGGAATCGCGCCCGAAGCTATTAAAATATCGACCTATCATGCCAATAAATTCAAAGCCTTTAGGGTGTTAAACAAGGCCCAAACACTAGAACAAACTAGCCCTAAAACTTATGCTTTTAGCATGAATGTCGGCTTAAATAGTCCAGATCATGTTACTATTGATAAACATCATCTGAGGGCCTGCGTTACTTTGCCGAGTGAGGGTGTCGTGCCAGAAGCAACAACATCCATAACACCAAAGCAATATAAAAGAGTCGAGGCTTTGACCGCTCAACTGGCCCATAAGCAGGGTCTTAAGGGCTATCAGTATCAAGCTATTATCTGGTTATGCATAAAAGAGGCATGGAATCGTTAAAACACAGCTTGACGACTATTAATTATGGGTCTAAACTAGGCCCACTTGAAAAAACAGAGGGTTAACAAATGAGTACATCACTAACAGCGCATGGCATAACCAAGATCGAATTTAGCGAAATTCAACGAGTCTATGTGGAAACTACGGATACAGAAACTAAATACGTGGACATAACAACATATGATAAGAATGGGCAGGCATTGAGGTTGACTATCTTTCTCGCCCCTGACTGCGTATTACAGGGGGATTTAATCAAATGAAAATCCTAGCGACTATTGTACTCTATATATTACTTATGATAACATTTGCCCTAATCGGGCTGGGGGCCATCACATGAACATTGATCAACTAATTGTATACATAGAATCAAAGGATATATCTCTGACCGTGCTACAAGCCCAGAAGGTATTGCGACGATTCAATGGCCCTAATGGTGAACTGGCGCAGTTCCCAATCACTAGTGGTATCCATGACCGCTTAATGCAAATCATAATGGAGGAAATAAAATGAAAACAATGATTTATACGGTATACCAGCCGTGTCCAGCGTGGCGTTTGAACCCAGAAGTCGATTTAACTGTCGAACTAATTTATCACCCAAGTTTTGACGGGGGCAGGGATGAACCTTCGGAGGATGCTTGGGTAGAACTAGGTGATATAACTAATCAAGACGGTGTTGAAGTGACCGACGATTTATCTGATGTTACCATTCGAGACATCTTTAACCGCGCCAATTGGGAAATTTAAGGAGAAAGGCATGAACCACGGAACACTGCAAGATCGCTATGACATATATGTGGCTGCAATGATAAGCTTAGGTGAGGACTACAAGTCATTCGATGACTGGTTGAACTCAGAGGTACAAACATAAATAGAGTTATTCTAGGGGTAACCCTAGGGGCCATCATTTTGATACTCTCTACGGGCTTCACAGGCAGTCTAAGAGGTAACCTTGAAGGCGGCTATACATACATATTGACATTGAGGATATAACATGTGGCGTAATAAAAGTATTTCGCAAAAAATACAATTTATACCAGAGGGCTGGACTATTATTTTCAACCCCAAGTCGATACCCACAAAGGCTTTTGATTATGATTATACGCACGATAATTATGACGGTGAGAATGAACTTTGTGGGACGGGGCCATCAATTGAAAGTTGTTTGGCTCAAATCGAAGCTATACAGAACGAAAGCGAATCAAATTTTGAACACTTACTTGACGAACACTTAAACGGATAAATAATTATGAAAAATACAGCAAAGCTATCGACCATCTCGGACATGGTAGAGGCCATTTTGGTGGCAGAAATGGAACTCTTAACGGTTCCTGATATGTTAAAGTTGGCTTCCGGTCAGTTACAGCTTATTTTAGAAGATTGGGATTTCGAGGAGTTAAAAGAAGTTTACGATCTGTTAGAATCAAATCCCGTAATGCATGCGAGGGTACACTAATGAGTAACCGCTGTAAAGCCTGTGATTCACAGATGACCGCGAGCGATTATAAGCGGCGAGAGATAACCAACCCAGCACTGAGCGTTGATTTATGCGGTATGTGCTATAGTCTCAGTGAGTATGCCTATGGTTATGATGATGCGGTCTCACCAAGTGATAGTGCTATGCTACATGAGATAACCCAGAACCCTTCTCAAGTACAGATCGACAATGATTATTAACCTTATTTTGCCCGAGGTGTGGACAGGGCTTAAAATATGTGCTATACTAATACTATAGATACACAGAAAACAGAGGTTAGCTTTAATGATTAATACTTGATGTATATTACATAGGTACGAACTAAGGTTACTTCAGGGGGCAACCTATGCCCAAACATAAGCGGTCTTATTTGAGGTCGTTAATTTAAACTAAGAGAGATTAATATGTCTAAAGAAAGATTTTACACTACAGGCGTTGCCGCATTCGTTAATTTGGTAGAGCATGAAATTTATGACGGTAAGTCAACGGGTAACTATTCCGTCAAACTCACCTTGGATGCTGACGAGGCGGCCAAACTGGAGGCTAATGGGGTGATGCTTAGTGATTACAAAGGTACACCCCAGCGTAAATTCAAGAGCCAGTATAACATTCGCTTGGTGGATATTGATAAGAAACCAATGTCCCCTGCCGCTGTTACATATGGTTCGACACTGCGCGTCATGTACGAGCTGGGTAAACCGTCCCCAGTTTATGGCGTAAGCCCCTACGCCGTTGCCATACAGGTACTGGCGTTGAATGACTTAGATGATCAAGAGGGGGAGTTCTAGGGTCTAGGCCAATCAAGTGGGGACTGGCTGTACCTGAGCCAGCCCCCTGTTATTAATATGAATATGGAGCAAGAGAATGAGAGAAGAATTAGAGGGCATGAAGACAAACCACGAAGTCTTTTGGTTTAAAAACATGTGGGGGGCGTCTGTTGTAAAGGACGTGCCAGAGGCTTATGGTATAGCATTGTATAAGGAAGGTTTCCCGTATGAAATTGCGGTTATAAACAAACGTGGTAAGGTAGATTATACGACCGCTATAACTAACGATACGTTAAAATATCTAACGGTTGAACAAGCGGTGGCTACGCTTGAGGCCATCTCGGAGTTATGAAACGAGAGAGCAACAGCACGTTTGTTCGCCATGAACCCTGTAAGGCATGTGGTAGTAAAGATAATCTATCAAGATATGATGATGGTCATGGCTATTGCCACGGCTGTGGAGAATACGAACACTCAACTGGAGAAGTAAAGATGGCACTAGCAGACCCAAGCCCCACGGTAACTAAACGGGCAGTCCTGTACGGCACAGTGACGGGAATACGAGATCGACGGATTGATGCAGATACATGTAAGAAGTACGGGGTGACCACCGAGTGCGCCTCTGGCACGAATGATATATCCAAGCACCACTACCCATACTACAATAATGATGGTCACTTGTTAGCCGTCAAGACTCGCGGTGTGAAGGACAAGAGCTTTTTTAGTACAGGAACTATTCGGGGTGCTGGGCTTTTCGGTCAACATTTGTTCAAGCCCGAAGGTAAATATATCACGGTGGTTGAGGGCGAGCTTGATTGTTTAAGTGCTTATGAAATGCTGGGTAGCCGATGGCCTGTCGTCAGCATACCTAACGGGTCTAGTGGCGCTAAGGCTTCTATACAGGCATCTTTAGAGTACCTTGAGTGTTTTGAGAACGTGGTGTTATGCTTTGATATGGACGATGCTGGACGTAAAGCAGCCCGTGAGTGTGCTGAGGTTCTATCGCCAAACAAGGCAAGGATCGTTACCCTTGAGGATTACAAGGATGCCTCGGAATATCTCATGGCTAACAAGATCAAGGACTTTAGCAGCCAGTGGTGGAACGCAAGACCCTTCGTGATGACGGGTGTTATAACCTTGGCTGATGCGTGGGAATCCTTCATTGACAGAGGTAAGCAGGAGATACTACCATTTCCCAAGGCATTCGGTAAGCTTAACACCATGCTTAATGGGGGTGTGGCTGGCGGTGAGATAACGGTGCTGGGCGCATTAACCAGTGTGGGTAAGACAACCTTGGTCAATGAGATAACCTACGGGCTATGGCAGGAGACTGATGTTAAGATTGGTTGCGCCTTTCTTGAGGCAGACAGTGGTGAGGCGGTCGAGAATCTATTGACCATCCATACGGGCCAGAACATATCCCTATTGGATCGTGATAACCTAGACTACAAGGGCTTACGGACGGACATAATTGATGACGGACGTATCTTCTTACTGGATCACAGGGGTGCCATCAACGCCGATGAGATGTTCCTGAAGCTACGATCAATGGTAAAGGGTAATGGTGTACAGGTGTTAATCATCGACCCCTTACAGGCCGCTGTGGTTGCCAATAACAACGAGGTCATCGATGACTTCATGGATCGGTTGTTGAAGTTAGCGAAAGAGACTGGGGTATCCATCATCATCGTCAGTCACATGAAGAAGCCGTCGATGAACAGCCCCCATAATGTATCTGAGTATGATCTTAAAGGGTCTGGTAGTATCAATCAGATCGCATTCAATACCATACTACTGTCGCGTGATAAGATGGCAGAGGACGACTACACCCGTAACAGTACGATGGTACAGGTTGTCAAGTGTAGGCGTACAGGTCAAACAGGTATGGCTGGTTGGTTACATTACATCCATGAAACGGGTAGACTTGAGGAAGGTAAACCACCTGAGACTAACGAAGCAGAAAACTACAAGGGGGAATTCTAATGCGCCCTGTAGTGGAAATTGAAGAACGACGAAAAGACATATTAAACTATATGGCACAGATGGATGAGCAAGCTAAGGATAACAACATGTATCACCATGGGCCAAAACCATGGGCTTCCACTGAGCTTTGGTTAATAGATCACGGCGTAGATTACGATGGTCATAGCCAAGGATATATACTAGAGGATAAGTACATCATTACGCCCAAGGGTAGGTGGCGAGTACAAGGCAGGAACAAATGGTACTGGTATGGTGAGTTACCTGATTTGTTAAAGAAGGTTGGGGTTAAATATTTAGAACAGCAGATAAGTTGGGCATCAATCAATCAGTGGCGATTACTACAGAAACACTATGAGGCTAAAAGTGTCTAAAATTATACTAGATATTGAAACCGATGGGCTAAACCCCACCGTGGTCTGGTGTGCGGTCTTCAATGATGTTGACACTGGAAATACGGTGGTACTGGAACACCCAACCACGATAGATATACAGGCCGTTATTGATACGTGTGATGTAATCATAGGCCATAACATGATTGGCTATGATCAACCCGTGCTGGAACGCTTGTTAGACATTGACTTCTCTGGTGTTAAGATTGAGGACACATTGGTTATGTCGAGACTAGATAACCCTTCGCGTGAGGGTGGACATTCACTCGCATCATGGGGTGTACGCTTAGGTTTTCCCAAAGGAGATTATAATGACTGGACTAGACTCACCCCTGCTATGGTATCTTATTGCATACAAGATACTCAAGTTACTAGAAGATTGTATAAGACAGCTTGCTTGCAACACGTACTTGGAACGAAAGCTCTGCATTTGGAGTATCAAGTACAGAATATTATATCTACGCAGATTAAAACAGGTTGGACTTTAGACGAAGGTAAGGCGTATGAGTTACTCGGTACGTTACGTGATAGTAAGAATTCTCTGGTGGATGAGGTGCTTAAAGTATTTCGCCCTCTGCCTCAGTTCATCAAGGAGATAAAGCCCAAGATTAACATGGACGGTACGCTATCAAGGGTAGGTCTTAATTGTTTAGGTGATGACTACCTAACCGCTCTGGGGCCGTTTAGCCGAGTAGATTACCCAGAGTTTAACCTTGGGTCAAGACCACAGATAGCCAAGCATTTGATTCATTACGGATGGAAACCAACGGACTTCACCCCAACGGGTAAGCCCCAAGTTGACGAGGGTATACTCAAGGGCATCAAGGGTATACCAGAGGCAGCTTTGATCTTTGATTACCTACTGGTTCAGAAGTTAATCACCCAAGTCGTATCGTGGGTAGACGCGATACAGCCTACTGGTAGGGTGCATGGTTATGTTAATCCGCTCGGTGCTGTTACTAACAGGATGACTCACAGTAGCCCTAACCTAGCCCAAGTGCCATCATCTAAGAGTCCCTACGGGCAGCGGTGTCGTGCTTGTTGGACAGTACCTACGGGTTACAAACTGGTCGGTATGGATGCGTCAGGTTTGGAGCTTCGGATGTTGGCACACTACATGAATGACGAGGGGTATACGGCAGAGCTATTACTTGGCGATATACACACGGCTAACATGAAAGCAGCAGGATTAACGTCGAGAGACCAAGCCAAGACATTCATCTATGCGTTCCTATACGGGGCTGGTGATGCCAAGATAGGCTCAATCGTTGGTAATGGTGCAGGAGCAGGGCGTAAACTTAAAAAGAAGTTTCTTGATAACACACCAGCCCTTGCTGACCTTCGGGACGCTGTTGATCGGGCCTGTAAGAAGGGCTACCTGAACGCCATTGATGGTCGTAAGATAGAGGTGCGCTCACCACATGCCGCACTCAATACCCTACTGCAATCGGCTGGTGCTGTCGTCATGAAGAAGGCACTGGTAATCCTAGATGAGTATGCCTTTTTACAAGGTTTGGATTACAAGTTTGTCGGTAACATCCATGACGAAATACAGGCCGAGGTACTAGAGGCCGATGCCATCAAGTTTGGACGACTCGCGGTTCAGTCCATGATTGCCGCAGGGAAGCGATTGGGGTTTAGATTACCGATTGACGGTGAGTATAAGATTGGAGATAATTGGTCCCAAACCCATTAAGGTTGCAAAGTAGGACAATACGTGTTATACTATACTATAGGAGTAACAAATATGAAAACAATTGATACGTTAGTTGAAGATATTTATGACCTAATGATTAACAAAGATATTTCAGAGGAAGTAAACCTCGGATTAGAAGTTGATCGCTTTGGGGAAAATGTAAAGACCTTGATTGGTAATATATTCACAGAGAAACGAGAGCAGAACCCAAGGTTACGAATGAGTAACATTGGTAAGGGAGATCGCTACCTCTGGAATGAGGCGCAACGATTGGAGGGTGAGGAATTAACAGCACCTACCCTGATTAAGTTCATGTATGGACACCTGATCGAAGAGATGTTAATTTTCCTGATTAGAACTTCAGGACATAAGGTGACCCATGAGCAGGAAGGGGTCACGGTTGAGGGTATCAAGGGGCGTATTGATTGCTTCATTGACGGTAAGCTGATGGACATTAAGAGTGCTTCTACCTTTGGTTTTAAGAAGTTCAAAGAAGGTACTCTTAAACACGATGACCCGTTTGGTTATATAGATCAGATCAAAGGGTACGCTCACGGTCTCGACCAAGAAGACTTCGGTTGGTTGGCAATGGACAAGCAGCATGGACACCTCACGGTGCTCCAGTACGGCTTGAGTGATCTACCAAAAGCACCTAGTGTGGTAGATAGGATCAAGCATTTAAAGGGCGTGGTGGCATCACCAGATGCGCCTGAGAGATGCTTCAAGGATGTACCTGATGGAAAGAGCGGTAACCGTAAGTTATCAATCAATTGTTCTTACTGTAAATTTAAGGCTCACTGTTGGCCCAACCTTAAGACATTCTATTATTCAACGGGGCCGAGGTACTTAACCAAGGTTGCCCGTCAACCCAAAGTTCGTGCAGGAGATGAGTTCTAATGTATATTGAAGACTTTAAGGAACGATTAGCATATTGTTGTGATCCAGAAACTTTCGTTGATGTCCTAGAGATTACAGTGGAAGAACTGATGGATGCTTTTGAAGATAGACTGATTGAGGAACAGGATAAGTTTGATGAACTGTTTGATATAACGGAGGAGTATTTAGATGAGTAAGTTACCTGATTGGGTAAACAAGACGGGCTTTAACTTTCGTCGTAACATGGACGATCATCTTGGTTTCATCTATCAAATTGACATGAAGAATGGTGACTACTATATTGGACGTAAGCAATTCTGGCGCAAAGCTGGATCAGGCTGGAAGTTAAATGATTGGGAGAGCTACACCTCAAGCAGTAAGAACGTCAAGAAAGACCTAGACAACATCAAGAGCCGTGCGGTGTTGGCAGTCTTTAGTTCCAAGAGTTGCTTGAGGTTTGCGGAGACAACGGCAATTATACTTAGCGAATCCTACTGGCCCAACAAGAAGGGTATTAATTGGAGCTTCGATAATTGCAAGGGAACACTTAAAATGGTGGGTACTGATGAAGCCCAGATGAGATTACTAAAAACACGCTGGAGATAGAACATGAATATACAAAGAGCAGAAACAATGAATCGCTTAATGCGCGACCATCGGGACAACTGGGAGCGTATGGCTGCGGAAGAGGAGGACGGCTTAGGTGTAGTAGAGAGTCAACACAAGGGGGGATCAACTGATTCACAGTATAAGCTACCAGAGGAGGCCAATCAACTACAAGACCTGATCGAGTACAGAAACATGAGCTTTAGCTTGGGTAACATCTTCAAGGCTTGCTACCGTTTAGGTGCTAAAGAGAGCGTCACCGTCATGTATGATCTAAAGAAGATACAGTGGTTTGTCGAGCGTATGATTGCGGCAGAGGAAGACAAATGATGAGTACGCTTCGCGGACAATCTTTCACCAATGCAGCCAACAAGGTTCTCTACTGGGCATTAGATAAGGGTATCTTTAATAAATCAACAGCCCTACTACAGCATGGTAAGATGGTAGAAGAAGTATATGAACTAAAGTATGCAATCTCAACTAACGATAGAGACTCAGTGGAGGACGAGCTTGGTGATGTACTGGTGACAGCCATTGTACAAGCACAGTTCTGGGGGCTTGATCCGACGACCTGTTTATCGAAGGCAGTCGCTAAGATCGCAGCAAGAGATGGTGAAATGAGAGATGGGTTATACGTTAAAACTAAACTAACTGAGGAACAAACAGCATGAATGAGTA